CGCGAAAAAAGCCGGTTTCAAACTTGTGGACGAGCCGCAGTATTTTTGGCGCAAGTCGATGGGATTCCGCCGGATCGAGCAGAAGGCGAAACTCGGGAAACTTTACTACCTGCACTCGGACGCCTATGAATACTGCGTCCAGAACGTCCACGGTATCGAGAAGACCGACGACTTAATCCAATACGAGAAAATCAGTGAGAACCGACGTATCGACCTGTTCGACGCGTCGGTTTTTGCATGTGTGCGATACCTGGAGGATACCGACCAGGCGAAGGCACAGGAGAAATGGCTGAAAGGTGGTGAATCGTCGGCGTGAGCAAACGACAGAAACAGCGGGCGCGGCAACCGACCGAGAAGCGAAGCAGCGAGGGGCTGCTCGGATACTGGCTTCGGGGTGATGACCTGACGCTGCCGGCCGGGTACGTGCGGCTCTCCGAGTGTCCGGAAGTCCGGATGGCTGTTGACCGGATTGCGGATATGGTCAGCAATATGACCATCCACCTCATGCGCAACGTCGAAGGTGGGCACGAGCGGGTGCAGAACGAGCTCTCGCGGAAGGTGGACATTGAGCCATACAGCCTCATGACCCGAAAAGCGTGGCTGTATCACATCGTGCACACGATGCTGCTGGAAGGTGACGGAAACGCCTTTGTGTTTCCGGTGTTCAGCACAGACGGGTACCTGGAGGAGCTCATTCCAATTCCGCCGCATATGGCGACGATCCTGCCGCCGAAACAGAACGCGATTGGGCTGGCGACTGGTTATCAGGTCATGATCAACGGCCGCACCTACAATCACGACGAGGTACTGCACTTCAAAATCAACCCGGACCCGCAGGAACCGTGGCGCGGCCGCGGGTATCGCCTGATCCTCAAGGATGTTGTGGCGAATCTCGCGCAGGCGGCGAAGACGAAGAACGCCTTCATGGGCGACAAGTGGCGACCTTCGGTCATCGTGATGGTTGACGCGGACTCGTCACAATTCGCAAGCGAGGAAGAACGCGAGAAGCTGATCGAGCGATATATCGGTGACGGGAAAAGCGGCAAACCGTGGATTCTGCCGGAAGGCATCATCCGGGTTGAGACGGTCAAACCACTCAGTCTCCAGGACATTGCGATTCATGAATCCGTACAGATCGACAAACGAACGGTGGCGGCCATGCTTGGTGTGCCGCCGTTTTTCGTGGGCGTCGGCGATTTCAAAAAGGATGAGGTAAACAACTGGATCCGGACGAGGATCGCGTCCATTGGTCAAATCATCGGGCAAGAGCTCACCAACAAGCTGCTGTATTCGCCGGATTTGTATTTTCGGCTCAATCCGCGGTCTTTGTACGCCTATGATCTGGTCGAGCTGGTCACTGCCGGCACAGCGCTTGTCGACCGAAACACCCTGCGTCGGAATGAGCTGCGCGACTGGATTGGCATGAGCCCTGATCCGGAGATGAACGAACTGATTGTCCTTGAAAACTACATCCCGGCCGACTTGCTCGGTGAGCAAAACAAGCTCAAGGACATCAAAAAAGCACTCCAGGAGGGAGGTGATGACGGTTGAGCAGGGAAATGCGGCAGACGCGAAGTCTTCGGACGGATCTCAGGACGCGGGATGATGACAACGCGCCGGTAATCGAAGGCTATTTCGCCGTGTTCAACCGGGAGACAGAGTTGTGGCCGGGCGCTTTCGAGGAAATCGCTCCGGGAGCGTTCGATAACACCCTCAGCAACGACATTCGGGCGCTCATCAATCACGAAACGCGCCTGGTGCTCGGCCGGACGAAGGCAGGGACGCTGGAGCTCCGGGCAGATAATTACGGCCTTTGGGGCCGAATCAAGATCAACCCGAATGACACTGACGCCATGAATCTCTACGAGAGAGTGAAACGTGGCGACGTCGACCAATGTTCCTTCGGTTTCAACATTGTGTCCGAAGAAACCGAGTGGCGAGATGATGGCACCGTGAAATGGAGAATCACCGAGGTCGACCTCCACGAGGTTTCCGTCGTCACGTTCCCGGCCTACGAGGACACCGGAGTCTCCGCGCGGCAAAAGCAGGTCGAGGAACACCGCGCTCGCCTCCTGCAGGCGCGAAAACAAAAACTCATCGAAAGGGTGAAGCGAATTGCTGAGGCAACTGGTCATCAGTAAGAAAATCGAGCAGCGCAAAAACGCACTGGCCGAATTGCTGGTGCAGGAGGAAGAACTGCAGAAGCGCAGCGAGGGGCTCGAAGCGGCGGCCAACGAGGCGCAGAACGACGAGGAAATCGCGGCAGTCGAGGAAGAGGTTACCAAGCTGGAAGCTCAGAAGGCCGAACTGGACGAGAAAAAGTCCAAGCTCCAAGGCGAAATCGCCGAGCTCGAAAATGAGCTGGAGCAACTGAATGCGAAGGAGCCGGCCAATACGGTCCGTTCCAAAACCAACGAAAGCGAAAGAGGTGCTGAGATGAACAGACTGCATGTTCGCGAACTGCTCAAAACCGGCGAATACTACCGCTGCAGCGAAGTCATCGAGTTCTACGAGAAATTCCGCAACCTCCGGGCTGTCGCCGGCGGAGAGTTGACGATCCCGGATGTCGTGATCAACCGGATCATGGACATTATGGGTGATTTCACGACGCTGTATCCGCTGGTCGAGAAAATCCCGGTGAAGGGCACGGCTCGCATTTTGATTGACACCGACACCAGCCCGGCCACTTGGATCGAACAATCTGCTTCGCTCCCGACCGGTGACGTCGGTACGATCACGAACATCGACTTTGACGGGTTCAAAGTCGGTAAGGTGACGTTCGTCGACAACTATTTGCTTCAGGATTCGATCATCAACTTGGACGCCTACGTCACGCGGAAGATTGCCCGGGCCATTGCAAAGGCGCTCGACCAGGCGATCCTCAAGGGCACCGGCGCGGCGAACAAGCAGCCGACCGGCATCATTCCGTCGATCCCGGCCGGAAATCAAAAGACGGTCGAAGCCGACGCAAACCTGCTGAAAAACCTCGTCAAGCAGATCGGCCTGATCGACACCGGCGACGACAGCGTGGGCGAAATCGTCGCTGTCATGCGTCGTCAGACGTACTACAACCGTCTGGCTGAATTCAGCATCCAGGTCGATTCCAACGGCAACGTGGTCGGGAAGTTGCCGAACCTGCGGCAGCCGGATCTGCTCGGCCTGCGCGTGGTGTTCAGCCAGTTCATGGACCCGGACCAAGTCTTGTTCGGCGATTTCTCGCAGTACACGCTGGTCGAACGCGAAAACATCACGATCGACCGCAGCGAGCACGTGAAGTTCACCGAGGACCAAATGGCGTTCCGTGGCAAAGGGCGCTTCGACGGCAAGCCGACGAAGCCGGCCGCGTTCGCGCTGGTCACGATCACCGATCCGGTGCCGGAGGCGTAATCATGACGAGCCGGGCCAACATGTGCCCGGCTCTCTTTTATGGAGGGATGAGCGTGGCAAAGGTTCTGAAAGACTTCCGTTGCAAAGTGACCAAGCGCGTATACCGCGCCGGTGACGAGTACGACGGCAACCGCACGGAGGAGTTGCAAAATCTCGGGTACGTGTCGGTCGAAGAGGGCGAAGGACCCGAGCCGGCGGAAAAACCCGCACGAAAGCGCGCCAAACGCGATGACAGCGGGTGACGCCGATGGACGAGGCGAAAATTCTCGCACTTGTGAAGGCGCGGCTCGGGATCACGACGGCGGTCAGGGACACATACCTGGCCGCTATTATTTCCGGCGTGATCGATGAGCTCACGAAGGAGAAGGGCATCGCGCTTGATCCAAACGACATGAATCACGTCATGTTCTGCGTCGACCTCGCGACGTGGCGCTACCAGTCCCGCGATGCGCCGGGGGACATGCCGCGGCACCTGCAGTATAGGTTGCACAACCTGATCATCTCGGCGGGCGGTGGTGGCGGTGACGTATGACCACGAACTCACGCTGATCGGGCAAACGATACAGGAGGACGAGATCGGAAACCAAAAGCCGGTCGAGACCAGGACGACGATCCTGTGCTCGCTCCATTCGGTTGCTCGTAATGAGTTTTACAGCGGTGCTGCCGTCGGTCTTAAGCCAGAACTGGTGCTGACGGTACACGCCTATGAGTACAACGACGAGCAGATTGTTGAGTTCGAGGGTAAGCGCTATAAGGTGATCCGCGCGTACCGGACCGACACCGAGGAAATTGAGCTGACGGTTGAGAGGGTGGTCGGCAGTGGCTAACATCCACATCGACGACCTCGCCGACGCGATCGTTTCCGCCGT